ACAGAAACACTCCACGCTTTACAAATTCAATTTATTATGATATATTATACCCTATGAACTCAAAAGAATTTAGTCTTAAAATAGAATCAATAGTCAAAGAGAAGCGCATACCTTATATGGATGCCATATTAGATTTCTGTACTCAGAATGAAGTGGATCCTGGAACTGTAGGTAGATTAGTTTCTAAATCACTAAAAGAAAAAATCAAAGCAGAAGCAATAAATTTAAAATTATTAAAAGGTTCTGCTAATATGCCTCAAGGAAAGTTACCGATATGAAATTAGAAGACCAGTTTCCTGTCAGTAGTGAGTATTTGTTAGAATAGTATGTATGGTGGATTTGATGTATATAAAACTTACTTGGCCGTCAAACTACATTTTACTTCGGCTTCATATGACTATGCTAAATACGAAGGCAAAGTTAATGCAAAGTTGGATACTTTTACGAACCGTAATGACAGATATTTCTTCCATAAGCTTTCAAAGAAATACAAACAAGAGGAGATATTGGACTTCTTTGTAGCGAACTTTTTGTATGATGATAAAAAATGGATAAAGAGTTTATTAGACAATGATGGTAGAGAACAATTTTTGGCGTACAGAAAATATAATGGTGCATTTGCGTACCATTTTAAATCTGATTGTGTATTATACGCTAATGAGTGTGTTCGCCGTAATATTTCTTTTAATGATGGTTTCTTATGCAATAATGGACAACATCCACGATTCTTACAATTACTTATTCAAAAAAAGACATCTTACCAGACCGCCGTTGTTTTTGACCACTTTCTTTCGTATAGTAAGAACTGGAATATGGGTATTAAAGAGAAAGTTATCTGGCCTAATATATATAAAAAAATGAACAAGTTAAAATCGTTTATGAGTTTTAACGAAACTGAATGTAAAATGATTATGAAGGAAACATTTTTATGAAACAAAGAATTATAGATTTTTGGTCAAACTCTTATCATTCAGATAAAGTTGCTTTTATATTTGAACTGATAAGTTTTGTTTTTACAGTTGGTGCAAGTATGACACTTGCATTTACAGCCGATAATCCTGATATGCGAATTGTATATCCTGGTTTCTTTATTGGTAGTATAACGGCCTTTTATGCACACTATAGACGAAAGTTAGCCTGGCCAACAATGTTAGTTGGTTATTTTGCTATTGTTAATGTCTTTGGTTTAGGAGTTGCTAATGGCTGGTGGTAAAGTTTTCTGTATAGGTAATGGCACAAGTAGAAATGGTTTTGATTTAGAAAGTTTAAGACAATATGGCCGTATCTATGGATGCAATGCTTTATATAGAGATTTTACACCAGATGTATTATGTGCTGTAGACCAAGGCATTATGCACGAAATATACCAAAGTGGTTATTGTGATAATAATGAGGCTTACTTTAGAGATTGGACAAAAGTACCGGCACATCATTATGAAATGATGTTATATGCTGGGTTAACACAAACAGTTGTAGATGATGTAAAAAAGAATTGGGACGGCCTATATGAAAATGATAGAGGTAATGCTACAGAATTTGTAATGCACGGTTCCAATATGCAAGGTATCGTTAACATAATGCGAAAAAAAGGCGATACTTACAAAAAGTTTATAGACAAAAGTTATTGTTATGTGAGTTGGCAAAAACCAGGCGACAAAGCACATTCAATGCTTGATATGATGAAAAAAGATAAAGATTTAGGTTGGGCTTGTGGTGCAATGTCAGGTTATATTGCTATACAAAAAGAACAACCAAAAGAGATTTACTTAATTGGCCATGACTTGAAAAGTAATGATAATAAAGTCAACAATCTATATGCAGGTACTAGGCATTATGTATCAAAAGAAAATGCACCAACACCACATATAAATTGGATTAATCAATGGTCAACCTTATTTGAATGGTATCCAGATGTACAATTCTATAAGGTCAATCCAGAAAATGGTACTATTTCAGAACCAATTTCTGAGTGGTCAAAGTATAAAAATTTACATTACATTGGCTATCCTGGACTTGACAAAAGACTAGGAAAGTGATATAGTGTATATAAGTGTAAAGTTAAAAAGGATTGCAACCTTTTTAATCCTTGTGGCTGAACAACAATTAAGAGGTTGTAAGGCATATTCTTGGAGGGTTATGGCCGAATGGCTGAAGACACCAAGGGTAGTTGTGAGTAGGGACCAATCTTCTTTCAGATATTGGACTCTTCCTGGAAGCTTGTGGGTGAACCAATAAATCCCACCAAGGACACTAAATTAAATTGAGGATAATATGATAACTCTTATAAATAATAATGATACCGATTATACAGGTAACACAAATACGAAATACGATAATACAAGGAGAAAAATATGGATTTCGAAACATTAAAAAGCTCGTCAAGTAACTTTGACAAACTCACAAAAGCTCTGGAACAAAATTTAAATCCAGAGGACCAATCAAACAAAAACAAATATCAGGACGATAGATTTTGGAAACCTGAGATGGACAAAACAGGTAACGGCTATGCTGTTATCAGATTTTTGCCTGCTGTATCTGGTGAAGATATGCCGTGGCAAAGAGTTTGGTCTCACGCCTTCCAAGATAAAGGTGGTTGGTATATTGAAAACTCATTAACAACTTTAGGCCAAAAGGATCCTGTGTCCGAAGAAAACACAAGATTATGGAATACAGGTGTTGATGCTGATAAAGAAATTGCTCGTAAGAGAAAAAGAAAACTCTCTTATTACAGCAATATCTATGTCGTAAGTGACCCAAAACATCCAGAAAACGAAGGCAAAGTATTTTTGTTTAAGTTTGGTAAAAAAATCTTTGACAAGATTACGGAAGCGATGCAACCAGCATTTGAAGATGAATCACCTATCAATCCATTTGATTTTTGGAAAGGTGCAAACTTTAAATTGAAGTTGCGTAAAGTTGACGGATATTGGAACTACGATAAATCTGAATTTGAGGGTGTATCGACTATTAAAGAAAGTGACGACCAGATTAAAGACATTTGGTCTAAACAATACCCTCTAAAGCCCTTTGTGGACCCAAGCAATTTTAAGACCTATGATGAACTCAAAGAGAAACTGAATAGGGTTATTGCAGGCGGAACACGAAGCACGGATACTGTGGAATCGGCAGACCTCCCGCCTAGCCAATCACAGCGTCCTATGAAAAGTGCTGAAGTCGCTCAACCAAAAGCTAGTGATTTGATTGATGAAGATGATGATGATACTTTGTCATACTTTAGTAAATTAGCTGAGGAAGAGTAAAATCTCTCCGCTTCAGCGGATACTTTCACCCACCTACCGAAAGGTAGGTGGGTTTTTTATTGGAAAGACATATAAATAGTATTATGGCTAAGACATTATTTGACCCATTAAAAGACTTACAAAATAACAAGTTGCGTAGTGCCTCGTGGTACAGAAACGCAGTTTCCCTTATTGCAGATAGAGTAAGTCGTAGAAAATTGATGTCCGAAGGCAAATTAAATATGCGACCAAGTGCAGGCCGTATGAATATGTTTGTTTATGACCCTAAATATAAGAAAACTTTACCTTTCTATGATACCTTTCCATTGGTATTACCTTTAGAACCTATTAAAGGTGGTTTTATGGGACTGAACTTTCATTATTTACCATACGCTTTGAGATTTCAATTGTTAGAAAGATTACAAGGGTTTGCTACAAATAATAAATTTGATAGTAGCACAAAATTATTAGCAACTTATGATGATGTTAAAAGTATTAATTTAATTAAACCAGCAATTAAGAAATATTTGTATGGTTATGTTCAAACAGAATTTAGAAGAATAGATGCAGACGAAATGGCAATAGCAGTATATTTACCAGTAGCACAGTTTCAAAAGAGAAGTATTGGTTCTGTATTTGCTGATAGTAGGAGAAAAATCTAATGGCAATACTAAGAGGCGGTAGAAGAATAGGTCCTTTTGACATAAGACTAGGTCTTCCTAGAGATAGGTCTTTAGATGATGTTGAAGGCGACCCAAGGCTAAAACGAACACAAGGCGGTAATCCTGAATCTACAATTGGTAGAGTTATGGGTGCTATCGCACAAGGTGAGGGTTTTGCAAAACCAAACAGATTTTTAGTTGACTTTGTTTTGCCAAGAGGTGTAAATGCAGAATCAGTTGACTTAGGCGATGGCGAACAAGAAATTTTATTTGAGGAAGAAGTTGCAAATTCTACCTTGAATGGTCAGATGCAAGTTAACACAGAAATTCAAAGAGGCCTTAGAGCATTTTGTGAATCAGTTGAAATGCCAGGCAGAAATTTAAATACTACAGATTTTAGAACATATGGACCAAAAAGAGAAATAGTATATGGCCATAGTTATTCAGGTGAAGTTACTTTAACATTCTATTCAGATAAGTTTTTAAGACAAAGAACATTTTTTGAAATGTGGCAAAGAGCTGCATTTGATGAAGGCACAAACAATGTACACTTCTATGACGAATATGTTGGTGCAATTAGAGTGTATCAATTAGGTGCATTTGCTGAAAATAATGATAGAGATAGAATTTCATATGGCGTACACTTGTATGAGTGTTTTCCAAAAGCTATAAATGCTATGAACTATAGTCAAGGTGCGAATGATGAAATACAAAAAGTAAGTGTAACATTTGCTTTTAGAAATTGGTCAAACTTAACACTTGGCCAAGTAAGTAATTTTACTGTTGGCGGTGGATTTAAAAAACCATCCGTTGTACAACAGGATAGAGGTTTGATTGGTAACATTATAAGTAAACTACCACCTGAACTGAGAAGAGCAGGTAGAGATGCAGTTAATGTTATTAAACAAAGAGTACCAATAGGTGCTGTGACTGGTGGAAGAGTATTCCCACCATTCTTATAATATAACAAAGGAGTAAATTATGGCATTACCAGTAGCCAATACGGCGAAATATGAATTGACTTTGCCATCACAACAAAAAAAGGTCAGTTTTAGACCATTCCTTGTAAAAGAGGAAAAGATTTTATTAATGGCCATGGAATCAGGACAACCTGGTGAAATGTTAAACGCTGTTAAAGAAATTGTAAAGAACTGTACTTTTGGTGAAATCGTAGCTGAAGATTATCCTATGTTTGATATCGAATATGTATTTTTACAAATTCGAGCTAAGTCAGTAGGTGAGGTAGCAAAAATTAAAGTGCTATGTCCAGATGACAAACAAACATATGTAGATACAGAAATTGATTTATCTAAAGTAGAAGTTTATGTTGATGATGACCACGCTAATAATGTAATACTTGATGAGAGTAGAAAATTAGGAGTTGTTCTGAAATATCCTTCATTGAAAGATGTCAATGAGAATATGATGACAGGTAAAATCAAGCTTGATGAGATGTACGATATGATTACCAACGCTATTGAAACAATATACGAAGGTGAGAAAGTATATCAAGCAAAAGATAGTACCAAAGAAGAACTGAGAGAATTTGTTGATAACCTAACGGCAGACCAAATGAAAAACTTGAATAAGTTTTACACTACTATGCCAAGGTTAGAACATAAGATTGAAGTTGTTAACCCTAAGACACAGGTGAAAAGCGAAGTCGTTTTGAAAGGTCTGGCCGATTTTTTCGGATAGCCCTCTCACACGATAGTTTAACGAACTATTATGAAACGAATTTTGCTTTAATGCAACATCATAAATATTCTTTAACAGAATTAGAGAATATGCTACCATGGGAGAGGGAAATCTATATTAGTCTGTTAGTGAATTACCTCAAAGAAGAAAAAGAGCGTAGAGAACGAGAAAAACGGAGATAATATGGCGGGAGAAGAACCGATTAAAAAAACAGTTAATATTGACTTAGAAGTTGATACATCTGTTAA